GTTCGTTCCTTACTAGTAGGAAGCATTATCTCAGCACATAAATTACTACCATGTACCTTAAGCCCTTTGTCCTTGTGCGCTTGGGGCTGTAGCTCATGTACTACATCCTCATTCATGATGTAAGGCTCACCTGTCTGGTGTCTAGTAGTTAATAAATTTTTATATAATTCTCTAGCCTTACACTTACCTGTGACCTTACCTGTTTCAGGAGCTACAAAGTACCAATCAGCATCGTGCCTTACAGCATCTAAAAACTCCTGATTAATAACAACACCATGATGTATGTTTAAGGCTTTCCTATTACTATCTCCCCCCGTAGGCTTCCGAATACTTAAGAACTCTTGTGCATCGGGATGTGTTATGTGTAGGTAAGCCGCGTATGCTCCTCGCCTAGTGCTCCCTTGATGATAAGCTAGTACGTCAGCGTCCTGTGTCTTTAGGAAGGGGATAATCCCGGGACTCTTATCCGTATGCCCTCTTACGGTTGACCAGTGAGACCCTACACCCCCTCCTGCTACAGATAGTAACCTACTCTCAATCGTATGATTATTAAGTCCATCTATAGAATCTTCTACGTGAGTTAAGAAACAACTAATAGGAAGTCCTTTAGTATTCTTACTAGAGTTGGCTAAGATAGGAGTACTAAAACTAAACCACCCTTTACTGGCATAGTCATAGATACGTTGTGCCATTTCCTCATCACTACTAAAAGCCTCTGCTGTTCTAGCAAACGCATCTTGAGGACTCTCCCCTTCTTTTAAATACCTGTCCTTTAAAGTAGCCATGCTGAAAGGACTTATCAGGCTATCTCTACCGTAGTCAATTTTAATCATAGGGTCTCCACAGTTTAATATTACAATCTCCATCCCATTCATCAGGAGTAAGCATCCTTGCTACCCTCGCTTGCTGTAAGGCATCTTCTTCTTTAAGTCCCCTACTTATATAAGTATCCTTAACGCGTTCCCACATACTTCTCTTATCTTCTTTGTCGTTAAGGATCAAAGCAGACCTTTTAGTTCCTATACTAGGACATCCTTTATAACCATCACTTGTATCCCCTGTCAAGGTTTGGTCATAAAACTTAAACTCTGCTTCTCGTTCGGTTATACTATACTTACGTTCTGTGTTGTAATTATAATGCTTTCCATCAGCTTGGTCAAGGTCTTTATCAATATGACACAGCACCCATTTTCTAGGCTCATCAAGCATACGCCATACACAATAATCATCAGCCTCTACATAACAAGGAACGTGTGTGTTGTACTGCTCATACAACCATTTCTTTAAAGGCATTATTAACTCTAAAGGATGAGCACTAGGCTTCCTATTATGTTTATATGTACTTAATACATCATACCTAAAGTTCTTAGCAGGACTTAGAACTAGAAGTGGTCTTCCTTTAGCACCACTATTCCTAATGATGGTTTGTATGTGCCTCTCTACTCCATCCTTAGCATCTCTAAGGCTAGTAAACACTGAAGCTATACCCTCTTCCCATTCAACTACATCTTGATTAATAGAAGCATATTTATACATGATAGAATCTGCATCTATTAACGCTCTCATGCGTGGATTCCTAGAGCATACTTTAAGTCATGTGGTATTACCTTACCCCTTAGTATTTTTATATCATCGTCTTTAATAATAATAGTAGTAGGTAATGATTTAATACCATAAGTTAATGCCATCTCAGTGCCATCTTCTGAATCAATATTAACTTCTTTTACATCCCACTCATCTTGGTCTAGTTCGTCTACCACTGTGTCCCACACCTTTTGATATGTAACACACGCTGTGCACCACTTAGCTCCAAACTTAATAACCGTTCTACTCATTAATGTCTCCTTCATTAGTCTTCAAGATCAGCAGATATTGCTGACATCCTACTGCTTGCCATACCTTCCATCACAATCTCAACAGGTATAACATATCCATGCTTATTTAGGTACTCCATATACATAGCTATGTTAACCTCCCACTCTGAAGGGAGGAGTTTTAAAGACTGAGCTTCAACAATCCATTCATCATAGTGCATCATTTCTTGTCTCCTTTTACAGTTCTTTCTATAAGTTTTTCTAAATACCATGCACACTTTCTTAAATCTTCTACCCCATTCTTTTCTTTGTACCTGCTGATATACTTTACTACATTTCCTTCAAGATAGCACATATCTTTTGACTCTATATAGTCAATAGTTTCTATCCCTTTCTTATAATAACTAGGATTGATTGCTTCTGGATAAGACTTTTTTACTTGTTGAGGTGTGTTTGGTGATAATAACTTATCCCACTCTTCGGGAGTAGCTTCGTTGATGCTCTTACGTGTATGTATATAAGCCATTAGTGTGCCTTCTTCTTAACATACTCAGTAGTATGAGCATTGATAACTTCTGTTATTGTTAGTGATGGGTTCACCCACTTCTCTCCTTTTAAGACTTTTCCATTAGCGTCCTTCTCTCCTGCCTTAGCTTTATTAGCTTCAATAACTACATGAAGTACGTCACTCATTAAATGTTCAACCTGATCCTCATCCATCCCCCATGTTTTAAAGCAATGTTCTAAGATCACTTGAAACATATAACTATTACACTGCGAAGACCAGTCCTCTACTCTTTCCCACCACGCTATCATCTCAGGAAGAGGAACACCACATGTCAAATACTTAACCCTGCTTCCTTCTAACACATAGGTAAAGTCTGCATAAGCATCTACCATGTCTTCTATAGTCTCAGCTACCACGAACTCGTTGAACTCTTCCTCCAACATGCTTTCTTCTAACCCTCTAGCTAAGATTAGATTGTTTCTCGTCATGTTCCAGTCAGCTATTGCTTTAATGTTTGATTCAATCCCCACCTTATTTCTCCTCTTCTACTTTAAGTTCTTTAATGCTTACTTTACTTTTACTAATAGTAATAGTAACATAGTTCTTGTCTGCCTGTCCACCATATTGTGCTGTCATTTCAGGATAGTATAGCATATTATCATCCACTAGCACCCCTCTTTTAACTAATGAATCACATAAATACTTAGACACAGGGAATTGAAAATTATCTATGTCCCTTCTTCTCTTAGTAGTAAAGAAGAATTTGAAATCTATTTTAACTGGCACAGTGATAGGTTTAATATCTTTAATGGTACTGTCTATAGTACTATCAAAAGCTACCTTACTTGCATTAAGGGTGTGAAAGTATGCGTTTCTATACAAGTTAGCACTTAGTAATCTGTCCACATTTCCCTTTCCCTTGATTAATGGGAGGGGTATGTCAAATGTAATTGGCTTCATTTTATTTTTGTCTCCTAAATTTTTCACCTATTTTTGAACGGGGCTAATGAGTATCATTCCATGTTATCCCTATCCTTGCTTCTCCTTCTAAAGGAACTTTAAACTTAAGAAGAGTAGTAATGTCTTTGAATATGTCCTCACATATAACTCTCACTTCTTCTTTTATATCTTCACTAACCTCTAGTTGAACCTCATCATGTATATTACCTACAAATAGCACCTTGTCCTTATACTTACTTAATGCTTCATATAATGCTACAGTATAATACTTCATAACATACGCTCCTGCTGATTGTAGAAGAGTATTTAGAGCACTGTGAGGGCTTCGTATATGAAGCCTCCTGCCTGTAACACCTCTAATATAGCCCTTCTCTGCTGTTACCTTTACCTGCTCTAGTAGCTCCTCTATGGCAGGGATAGCCTTAAAGAACTTAGCCTTAAGCTCCTTACCATTCTTAGCCATATTAGTATTACCCTTAATACTACCTAGCTTTGAGTCCCCTGCTCCATATAAGAACGCATAGATGAAGGTTTTAGCTTGATCTCTTGTGTCTAATCCTGCCGCTTCCTGATTTGTAGTATGTATATCACCATCAACTACTGCGTCAGCATACTCCCCACCATCATATCTATATAAGTAATGAGCTAACATCCTAAGCTCTAGTCCACTAGCATCACACCCAATAAGGACTTTTCCTGTAGGGACTGTGAACAGTTCCCTGCATTCCTTTCCTTTAAATGCTCTGCTTGATGGTACTTGTGCGAGATTGGGTGACCTATGTGTACAGCGGCCGCTAACAGCCCCAATAGTATCAAGCTCCCCGTTAATCCTGCTCTCATCGTTTACTACTTTCAACCATCCATTCTTTCCTTCTATTAACATACCTAATATCTTCTGCAACTCAAAGTACTTACCTAACAATTGTGCTTCAGGATAAGGTAGCGCATTAAGAACAGTACTGTCAATGATAGCACTGCCGTTCTCTGTATACTTCTTAGGTTTCCACTTGTACATAGCATGTAACCACCTATGTATGTGTTGTCTGCTCCCTGCGTTAAACTCTGTTAGTTTAATAGGAGTATGAGTACCATACTCTACTCGTACACCTGTAACAGCACACTTCCTTATGTACGTACCCTTCTTGTAGGTCTTGATTTTAGCAGGCTCAGTTATATGGTCTGTGTTAGTACCACAGTACATTGGTAAGAATACTGTACTAAGCTCTCGTTCTATCTCTTCCCGTTGTTGATGTAGCTGTACATGTAACTGCTGTGCTTTCTTTACATCAAAGTACCAACCCTTAGCTGTCTGCTTTTGTATCACTCTTGCAAAGTCTTGCTCAAGTCTAAGAGCACGTTGCGGTACGTTGCCTCTACGCATCAGGTGACGATACAAAGTAGTGGTTACCTTAACGTCCTGCTTGCAGTAGTCCAACATATCTTTGTCGTACTCCGTCCACGCATCCTCTTGCGTACCATAGTCTCCTTTGTGTAACTTAAGACGCTGACCCCATGCTTTGAGTCCGTGACTACTCTTTAACTTAGGGTCGCAGGGTTCTGACATAGCTAAGTGATCTTCTATGTCGTAGTACGCTAACTTGCTGAGTAAGAAAGTATCAATCAACTTACAGTGTGGATGCAGATCAATACCAAACAACTTGTTAATGACAGGTACATCAAACCCTACTATGTTGTGTCCTATCAGTACATCAGCTTCCTTGAGAATCTCAGGTAATCTATGTACATCTGTAGGATCAAACGTATGGTATCTGTCTTCATCGTGGTCATAAATAACAGCACAGTGAATGCGTGTGCACTCACGATACAGTCCGTCTGTTTCTAGATCAAAAGTCAGGGTTGTCAAAGTCTATCTCCTCTTCCTCCACCGTGAGTACAGCATTTATACGTCCTGTTGTGTGGTCGTACCTTAGAGTATCAGCTTGCCCTAATGTACCTGCAAACCTGTTCTTAAGTACACGTATATTAATTGTATCCCCATCCTCTTCGTGCTGTGCATCACGCTCTAATCCTATCACTGCATCAGACAGTTGAGCAATAGCACCTGACCCACGTAGCTGTCCTAAGCTGATCTGTGCTCCGTCCTCATGGTTCTTGTTCTCACCTGTCCTACGTAAGTGACTGATGATAAGCATACCTACCTGTGTTTCTTCTACTAAGCTACGTAAGTCAGTCATCAGTTTGTCAATCGCCTTACGCTCATCGAATGTATCCATACCACTGACCACTATGCTTACATGGTCTAACACAATGTAGTCTACACCACATGTTTTAACCATGACACGTATCTTGTTAAGCAGGTTGTCTGTTTCAATAGACCCAAAGTGATCGTACAAGTACAGTCGTTCCTTGCCTATCGTCTCGTCCCATGCTTCCTTTTCTTCCTCTGGTGTAAGCTCATCATCGTAGTACAAAGGCTTGTTAACATACATGCCTAAGAAACTAGTCAGTGTTCTTCGCCAGTTCTCTTCTAACGCTACGTAACCTATACGTTGTCCCTGCTTAAGCATCAAGTCGTAAGCTATCTCTCTAACCACAGTTGACTTGCCCATACCAGAACCTGCTGTAAACGTAACTAACTCACCCTTACGTAGTCCTTTGAACATCTCGTTTAGTTTAGGGTACGGGTAGTCACATTTAGCAAACACCTGCTTCTCTTTGTACTCTGTGAACAGGTCAGCACCTCTTAGTATACCGTCAGGTCTCCACTCACTAGCTTCATACGTAGCACTAATAACTGCTGACTTACCCTCATTGATAAGCACATCGTTAGCATCCTTGTACCCCGTAGTGATTACCTTAACCTTACCTGTTGTTAACAGTGGTAGTACTTTTTCAACAGCTTCCTTGCCTGCTGTGTCGTTGTCGAACCACAGTAGTACTGATCCAAAGCCTTCCAACCACTCTAGGTTGTTCTTGACCACACGCTCTGCGCTTTGTGCGCCATTAGGCAGGCTGACTACAGGGTACTTAGCACCAAATGCCTCGGCTACACTCAAGCAGTCTAGCTCGCCTTCACATATTATTACCTGCTTCCCCTTGTCACGCCACAGGTGTCTACCAAACAAGTGCTTGGTGTTCACTTCCCCTTTTACTTTGAACGTCTTGTCTGCGTACCTTACTTTCTGTCCTACTAGCTCACCCTTGCTGTCATAGTAGTCAGCTATCTGGGTCTTAACTCCTTGTACATCAGCTACGTGGTATCCATACTTGCGACATGTTTCTTTACTTATTTTACGTGCATTTAAATCTAGGTATTCACCTCTTACGAATGAATCACGGGTCATATTAGCCACTCCTTTTTGGATTGCAATCTGTTCTTGTTCCTCATACTTATGAATGTAGGTGGAGCAAGAGAAGCAGTAAGCAGTACCTGAATCGTATACTGCTAGTGCATCTCCACTCCTACACTCA